GTCCATGCAACGAGCGGCTTGCATTTGATCCTTTGGAACATCAGGTGATGGGGCTTGCGTATCTGGCGACCAACAAGTTGGGGCAGATGGATTCTCTGGATCGTACTGACCTGCATAGTAAGTACGAGACAACTTCGCGGCGTTAACAATAACCATGTTCAAGAAGCCATCGCTCTTCACATTGACTTGTTCGCCGCCTACGATTTCACGGAACCGACCACCACGCAGACTGATTCGGCGTGGGCCTGACCCGCCACCTGAACCACCTGTCAAGTTGTCGTCTGTTTCCTGCAACTGTTTGAATAAGTCGCTGCTTACTAGGGAGTTGCCCCCTTCAAATAATGACAATTCTGCCATGCCGTTCTCCATTATAGTTCTGTAAGGGCTTCATTCTGCCCTTGTTGTGTTGCGGCTGTCAATGCCGCTTCTACATCGTCTAATCTAAATCTATAGACTTCGCCGATTTTGATGTAAGTGCTGTCTGGGATATACCCATTGTTGACCCACTTACGGATGGTTGAGATTGAGACTTGGAAATAGTCTGCAACCTTATTGATGTTTACATACGGTGTTGTTTCTTCAGTCATTTCTTCCTCACTGACACAACGTATTCGGAGTCCACGTTCAGCCCTGCAGGGACTAAGTCTGGGTTCTCTTCTATGAACTGCTTTACGTTTGTTTGGTTGAGACGCTTCTCGAAGAACTCAGGTATGTTATGTTCCATGATAAATTTATGCATGGATTCCCAATCATTCGTCCAGTAGCGTTGTTTGACAGTGCGGTAGAACAACCCTGCAGGGGTACGCACACTGTCTACGCCATGCTCTTTACAGTAGTCGAGCAAAGCGCGTTTAATCTTATCTTGCTGATCTGCAAGTGCGCCATCTTCTTCTTTGAATTTGGCAGACAACTCTGAACGTTTATCGCGTATCTTGATGTACGCCTTAGTTAGTTTCTCGACGGATACCGTCATGTGTATTCTCCATTATATCTTTGTATAACTGACATATAGTAACTTATACTACTTAGTCAAGTATTTCTTTGTACAGATTTATCATTTCTGTATGTATGTTGATACGATCATCTAACATACGGTAAATACGTTTTTCCGCAGGTGACCCCGCCAACTGTATAACGGTACACTTATGTGTCTGCCCCGAACGGTGTACGCGAGCATTCGCCTGCGCATATGTTTCGAGTGAAGATGTCGGCCCCCACCATACCACAGTGTTTGCAGCGGTCAGCGTAACGCCGTGAGCCGCAGCTTGCGGTTGGATCACCAAGACTTTTGGATCGGGGTTGTTTTGGAAACGATCAAAGATATCCGTGCGTTTACTTGCAGGAACATCTCCTCGTATGACCTCTGACGTTACGCCATCGCTGGTCAGCTTATCGATCAACAAATCAATCGTATGTTTGAACGGCACGAACACCAGAACTTTCTTGCTGCTCTCGTCGATAACTTCTTTGAGGACTTGGTAGCGGTTCTTGATATCAAATTGTACCGTGTCACCATCATCGGTGTAGATAGCCCCTGCGCTGATCTGCAATAGTTTGTTCAGAGCGATAGCGGCATTGGCTGCTGTTACATCCTCACCTGCCACTTCCATGACAAGACGTTTGCGTAAGGTGTCGTAGTATTTCTTCTGCTGCCCAGTCATTTCGACGAAGCGTTTGGTGTAGACCATGTCAGGCAGATCAAGACACTCGTCCTTTGTAAAACGAATCGCAGGTTGCAACGCACGGAACACAGTATCTTTGGCTGTTTCCTTTGGCTTCCATTTGAACTGCGTCACCTTCCACATGACCATGTCACGCCATGACCCGAAGAACCTCGGCACCGCCAGAGGGTTGATTAGCTTTGCCAAACCATACGCATCGACTGGACTTTGTGCAGCGGGTGTACCTGTCATCATCCAGAGCCAATCGTTTTCACCGACTAGCTTGTTCAGTGTTTTCCACCGTTTGGTCTGCGCGTTCTTGTAGTGTGTCGCCTCGTCTACAATGAATAGATCGAAGCCACCCTTGGCTATCTCGTCAGCAACGATCTCGACACCATCGTAGTTTATGATTACGAACTCGGCACCACTGTTGATGATCTTCTTGCGTTTCTCTTTACTACCATGAGCCACATCTACGGTTCGATGCATAGCAAAGGAAAACAAGTCGTTACGCCATGCACTATCCATGATAGATAGCGGGCAGACTACCAACACACGGTTTACTTTACCCTGCGTCATTAGATAGTCAGCAGCCCAGATAGCCGATGCAGTTTTACCTGTACCCTGCTCGTTGAAGCAGAACGACTTCTTGTTCATGGTCAAGAAAGACGCTGTATCTTTTTGGTGTGAGAATGGTTTGTACTGTCCCGGCCAGTTGTACCGTTTAGTAATAGGTGACGGTACGTTTATATTTAAACTCCTGAGAGTATGGGCTTCATCAAGCCCCCAGTTTACGACGACTTCATTCATCGACAACTCCTTACTTTTTGGTATGACCGCCGTGATTTGCTTAGGGTTCCTTACCTTCAGCAATAACGCCTTGTCATTGATGACCTGCATGTTGTTCTCCGTGGTAGTGATTCACTACTTCTTTTTCTTCGGGCTGCTCATAGCCCCACCCGCTGCGCGGTTCTTTTTGCGGCTTTGTACTTTGTAACCGTCTTTGTTTGTCCCGCCTTTACTTAGCGGTTTCTTGTGGGCAATATCCTTGCCTTCTCGTTTATCGGCTTTGCCGTTTTTGTTGGCATCTTTACCAGTCTTGTCCATCTTGCGACGAGCGCGTTGGCGTTCCATGCGATCTTTATGTTCACCGCGTTTCTTTTGTTGCTCATACTCTTTCTTATACGGACGTGGTTTGTTTTTATATGGCATCAGTTTCTCCCATTGTGTGGGCATTCAGTTACAGGACAGTAGCGTTTGCATAGGCCAGAGGGGCGTGGGTTCCACACATCCGACTCAAACGCTTTCTCCATTTTACCATATATTTTGAGCCATTTCTCCCATAGATGTGGCTCTGCGTCTATTTCGTATTCGGCTTTGACCAAGCTGTTTGCAACCACAAACAGAAGCCCTGCCTTCACCTTCTTGATCTCAGGGTAGTGTTTGAACACAGTAAGTGCCATCAACTCTAACTGACCCTTGTCAGCATACTTAGCCGACTTGCCAGTTTTGTAGTCAATGACATATGCAACACCTGCTAACACGTCTACGATTATTAGGTCAGCTATACCTCTGAACCACACGTCTTTTGAAAAGAAGTCACATGCTTTGAGGTCAGCGGTTAGCCCCATCTTCTTTTCACATATCTTTACACCACGTCTGGATTTCAGATTGTCTAGCATACCTTGTATAAACCCAAACTTCTTTGGGATCGGCACATCGCTACCAATATAGTCTTCGCAAGCCTTGTGCAGTTCAGTGCCATAGCGCATGGCCTCTGTCTCTTCGACAGGATACTCTTTCAGTATCTTCTCATGGTAGAACTGCTTTGGGCATGTCTCAAATGCCTTTGCTTTACTGAATGACCAAGGGGCGATACTCACTCGCAATCTCCATATGATTTAGCGGTTCCGCTCTCGCAATCGACAGGTAAACCTTTCGCCCAATCGGGTGTCCACCGCATACACGTCTCTACGAATGCCTGTGCTTCTTCCACTTCGTTATCTTTAACACAGCATACAATACTGTCGTGTACGGTCAACACAACTTTGTAATTCTTGGCTATTCTTAACATCTGCTCACCAATTATGCACCGTGCAATCCCTTGGCATACGTTCTCTATTACCTTGCCGCCATAGATTTTGTTTCGGCCTCGACGTACTTTGTATGTGTACTCGTTGCCATCATAGTTTAGGTCTTCGTAAAACAACGGTAACCCAGACGGTAAGATCAAAGCCTTGTTACTGGCATCAACATCAATCACGCCTCTACGCCCAAATGGCACGGCTCTGCCGTTAGCCAACTGGCTAACCATATACTGCGCGTCACGCCACAGCTTGCTAATCGCAAAGTTTGATTGGCGGTAAATAGAAATGATACGCCGCGCTTCATCTGGTGACACACCATACCCAAACGTCTTTAGCTGCGCACCAAACTTCTCGGCACCCATGCCGTACCCTGCGCCAAGGATCGTGGTCTTACCAACAAAGCGTTGATCTTTTGTTACGTCTTCTTCGGCACAGCCGTATATACGTGCAGCCATTTTTATGTACACATCTTCGCCGTTAGCAAACTGGCTAACAAGGTCGTCCTGCCCTGCTAACCATGCAAGCACTCGCGCTTCGATCTGTGAACTGTCGGCTTCCACTACCGTGTAGCCTTCAGGTGCAACGATAGCTTTCTTCAGCTTCTTGCCGTTCGGCCCTCGGCTTGGCAGGTTCTGCAGATTAATCTTGTCAGACCCACCCCATCTACCAGTATGTGCGGCGTAGTATCTTACAGGTACCGGGAGTTTGCCACGTTTAGCTATACCTATAAATCTGTCTGTACGTGTTTCTTCAAGGGTA